CCAGAAGATAATGCTAAAATCGCATGTGATATAGAAATGAATAAATGTGGATTTCCTGTTGGAAAACAAGATCAATATGCAGCATCTTATGGTGGATTTAATTTATTCGAATTTCATAAAAATGGATCAGTTCTTATAGATAGATTACCTATCAATAATAGTTGGATTAAATTAGAAAGTAATTTATTATTAGTTTATTCTGGTAAAGGTAGATCAGCTAATAAAATTTTACAAAAACAAAAAGAAGCATCAGAAGATATTGTTAAGTTTAACTTAATTGCTAAAGGAAGAGATAAAGCATATCAAGCACAAAAATATTATTTAAGAGGTGATTTAGATTCATTTGGTGCTTTATTACATGAAGCCTGGGAAGATAAAAAGAAAATAGTTTCTGAAATATCACAAGATTATTTTGATATGGTATATGATAAAGCAATTAATTCAGGTGCATTAGGTGGTAAATTATTAGGTGCTGGTGGTGGAGGATTTTTTATTTTTTATGTAACACCAGACAAAAAAGAAGATGTTATTTATTCTATTACTAAAGATACCGAATGTAAAATATATGATTTTAAATTCTACAATCATGGTAGTCAAGTAAGTCTTGACATGTGAAGCTATCAAAGGTAGATTGTACACATGGACACATCAAATAATATTATAAAATTTCCCTTGATCAAAAAGGGAAACTCTAAACAAATAGAGCCTGAAGAGATTGAAAATAATCTCACTATGATTAAGTATAATCATATAGGAGAAACACTTGCATTAATCATTCCAATATTGATTAATAATCTTGAATTAGCAGGATTTATTTCATCTGAAAATGATGAAGAGTATATAGACCTAAATATAAAAGATGGTGCCTTGATTGTTGAATCTATTAAATCAATGCTATTAAAGCATTATAATATATATCATCCATTTCAAGACATAGCATCTAACGTATTTGAAGAAACAAAAACACCTAATGAATTTAGAATTAAACCAACTTTGGATATAAAATTTAAAAAAGAAAATGAATCATGATTATTGTAGATTTTAATCAAGTGATGTTATCCAATCTATTAATGCAGATTGGTAATCATACAAATTCAAAAATCGAAGAAAATATGGTTCGTCATATGGTCTTAAATTCATTAAGATCATATAGAAATAAATTTGGTTCTGAATTTGGTGAAATGATTATTGCATGTGATAATACTAATTATTGGCGTAAAAAGATTTTTCCTTATTATAAGGCAAATCGTAAAAAAAATATTGAAAAATCAGAACTTGATTGGAAAAATATCTTTGAATGTATGAATAAATTACGTTCAGAAATTAAAGATTACTTTCCTTATAAAGTAATTAATATCGAATCTGCAGAAGCAGATGATATTATTGCTACATTAGTAATGAATATCAATGATCAAAATATTCTAATTTTATCTATGGATAAAGATTTCATTCAATTACATAAGTATAAAAATGTAAAACAATACGATCCTGTTAATAAAAAATGGATTAATCATTCTGATCCAGAAATGTTTCTTAAAGAACATATCATTAAAGGTGACTTTGGTGATGGAATTCCTAATATTTTATCATCAGATAATTGTTTAGTTATAGGTGAAAGACAGAAGTCTATTACCAAGAAAAGACTTGACAAGCTCTTGATTATGATAGATGATGATACTGTTCAGAGAAATCATGATCGTAATAAACAACTTATTGATCTAAGTATGGTTCCTTCATATATACAAGATAAAGTAATGGAAGAATATAAGGTTATGCCTGATAAAGATAGATCAAAACTTATAAATTATTTCATGTCTAATAAACTAAAAAATCTAACTGAACATATAATGGAGTTTTAAATGCCACAAGTATCTGTTGCTGAATTTCTTGAAAAGGTCGGCAAACTTAGAAAAACACAAGAGAAAATTGATGCTCTAAAGGCTAATGATAGCTTTGTATTGCGTGTCATCCTACAAGGAGCCTTTGATCCTAAAGTGAAATGGTTACTACCAGAAGGAACACCACCATATAAACCTAATGAATTAGTTGATCAAGAGCATATACTAATCAATGAAGCTAGAAAAATTCAATACTTCGTTGAAGGATTCTATGACTTACCTACCACTAAAAGGGAGATGATGTTTATAGAATTATTAGAAACCGTTGCCCCTAAAGATGCTGAACTTCTTTGCTCAATCAAAGAAAAGAAGCTACCCTTTAATGGCATCACATTGTTCCACGTAAAAGAGGCTTTTCCAGGATTAATCCCAAATGAGTAAATCTAAAAACACCCGTTACAATCAATTTAATGAAGATCTAGACGAAGAAGTTTCTTTCTCTAAATATAATGAAGAAAGAAAAAATAAACGTCGTCAAAAGCGCATCAACGCTGCACTGAAGACTAAAGATATTAATAAATTGATGGCTTATAATGATGACGAATAAGGAAACACATAATGCCAACATATAAATTTTTAAATACTCAAACTAATGAAGAATTTGATGAATTTATGAGTATTTCTGCTCTAGAGGGTTATCTTCGTGATAACCCTCATTTTACTCAACTTGTAAATGGTGCTCCTATGATAGGTTCTGGTAGAGGTATGGGAAAACCAGATAATGGTTTCAGAGATCTACTTAAAGACATGAAAAAGAAACATTCTAAAGGAATTACAAAAAGCACCATCAATACTTTTTAAAGAGGTTTAATGGAACCTAAAAAATTATCTAAAAAAGAAAGAAGATTAATTAGACAAAATCAAACTGATCAAAATAATAAATTAAATTTCAAATTAAAACATATAGAACCTCTAACACAAAATCAAAAATTAGTATATAATGCTTTTGATCAAGGTAAGAACTTGATGCTGCATGGAATAGCAGGTACAGGTAAAAGCTTTATATCTATGTACCTTTCTCTTAAAGAATTACTAAGAGAAAATTCTACATATAAAAAATTATATATTATTAGATCTGTAGTTCCTACTAGAGATATGGGGTTCCTTCCAGGAAACTCTAAAGAAAAATCTAAAGTTTATGAAGCTCCGTATCATGCTATATGTACGGAGCTTTTTGATCGTGGAGATTCATACGAATATCTAAAAATGAAAAATGTTATTGAATTTAATACTACATCATTTATACGTGGTATCACATTCAATGATTCAATCATTATCGTAGATGAAATGGCTAATTGTACTCTTCATGAATTAGATTCCGTAATTACACGTATAGGTAAAAATTGTAAAATTATATTCTGTGGGGATTTCAGACAGTCCGATTTTACTAAAGATCATGAAAAAAATGGATTACATGATTTTATTAAAATTATTCGTAATATGAAAGTCTTTACATTTGTTGATTTTAATGCTAATGATATAGTAAGAAGTAATTTAGTAAAAGAATATATTATACAGAAAGATAAAATGAATATTATAGCATGAGAAAAATATTTAATCATAAATTAGTAGAACCTATTGATCTAAAACAACAAATGATCAATGGTAAAAGATATTATACTTTACCATCAGGTGAGAAATTCAAGTCTGTTACTACAGTTATCTCTGAGAAATCGGATAAAACAGCCCTCTATGAATGGCGTAAACGTGTAGGGGAAGAAGAAGCTACTAAGATAACAGTTCAAGCTGGAAGACGAGGAACATCTGTCCATGCTATAGCTGAAAGATATGTTCTCAATGAACAAGATGTCTACAAAAAAGAAATGCCATCAAATATAGACACTTTTAATTCAATTAAAAATATTATTGATGATAATATAGATAATATATATGGTGTTGAATTACCATTATTTTCTAAAACATTAAAAGCTGCTGGTAAAACAGATTTAATTGCAGAATTTAAATCTGTGCCTTCAATTATTGATTTTAAAACTTCTAGAAAAACTAAAAAAGAAGATTGGATTCAAAATTATTTTATTCAAGCAACAACATATTCTATGATGTTTGAAGTGTTGTATAAAATACAAATACCACAAATAGTTATAATAATAGCTGTGGATCACGAAGAACCACAGCTATTTGTTAAAGACAGATCACATTATGTGAATAAAGTTTTAGATATATTCACTAATTAGGATTGTGGTGCTGGTTGATTAGGATCAGTGTGTTCTGCAGATGCTGGAGTAACAGCAGATACAGAGGAAGCTAGAGCATCAGTAG